TGGTTTCTTTTTCTTTTTAAGACGGCCACCTTTTTTCTGTCCCATTTCAATTTGCATGTCTGTAATTTCATCGCCACTACCATATGCATCTTCAGTACTATCAATATCAATAATACCAAAAGGCGTCATTACCTTAGACTTACGAGGTGTCACGTCTTCAATAAAGTATTCACGAAGAGTTTCATAACCTCTGTTACCTTCCATCTCACCACGACCACCGCTTGATCTGTAAGGTGCGCCGGGTTCATCTCCTACAAAGCCATCAGCTTGCGGAGCATTAGACATAAGTTCTAAAGAAGGCAAACCTCTTCTACCTGCATAATCTTCATCTATATCTCTACTTCTTACAGAGCGCATAGGAGGTGTCATCATTGATGGATCAGGGCGTTGCTGTCCTATCATATACATAAACTCTGCTTCAGTAGGATTTCTACCGGGACGTGGTGGAGTAGCAAATTCTGCTTCAGTAGGATTTCTACCGGGAAGCGAAGGACCACCTCGTAATTGATTGTCGGCTGACCCAATCCGTCGAGGGCCAGTTGCTCCAACCGGCCTTTTAGGCAAACGGTTCTGAGATATAACAGGTCTTACTGCATCTCCTCTTGGAACATTAAAAGCACGGTCTTGTCCTATCATACGCTCTTCTTCAGGTACAGGAGGTTTTCTTTTAGGACGTGGAACAGCTTTTGATTTAGGGCGTGGAACTTCACCGGCAGGACTTCCAATACCAGCTTCTGCTCTGGCCCTACCTATTGAACCTTTAAGTTTATTTGGAACAGGTAAGCCTCTGGCAATAAGTTCACGAACAACTTTACGAGCATCTGCACTATCAGGATTTTTTATTGCTTTCTTAGTTAGTTCTGAAAGTTGTTTTTGTTTTATAGCTTTTAGTGGTCGTCTTGCCATTTTCTTTCCTCCAAGTTCTTTGCTAACTTTGGTAATATAATCTCTGGTTTCTTTGGGAAGATCGCTTTTATTTCTACCAGAAGCTATCCATTTGTTAGCATTTCCCGGTCCATAGTTATAGGCAACAAGCGTAGCCTCAAGATCACCACCATAGTTTTTAAGCAATGCCATAGCATAGTCTTTACCAACTCTGGTATACTCTTCTTCGCTTTCATCACGGGCAGGTTTAACTCTGTATCCCGGTTGCTTTGCCGTTGCTGGCATAACCTGCATACGGCCTCTGGCACCTTTAGGACTAACAGCGTCTCTGCGTCCCCCGCTTTCAACCTGTTCAATAGCTTTTAAGAGTTGTTCTCTTGCAACCATGATTAGTCTTCTACTTTAAAAGCTTTGCCCTGTTCGTAGTCTTCGTCAACCACAACATCCTGCGGCGGTCCCTTTACAGCCGGTCCTTTACGTGCAGCACCAAAGCCCTGTCCAGTAGGACGGCCTACAATTTCATCCAGATTATGTGGCCGTTTAATAAGTGTATGCGGTCCCATCTAACTTCTCCTTTTACGTTTCTTTCTACGTGCCTCGCTAAGTGCGATGGCAACTGCTTGTTTCTTACTCTTAACTTTTCTACCGGAACTACTTTTAAGTTTGCCCCGCTTGTACTCACCCATTACTTTCTTAACTTTACCGGGACGAGTAATTTGTTTTCCTATAGAGGAACGGTTAGTCATAGCAAGAGTTCACAAGGTCTTGTCCACTTGTATTATTTTTAATAACCTTGCCACCTTTCTTACGTTTATAAACTTTACCACCTGATTTTTTAGAAGCTTCATCTTTAAGTTCTTTATCAGATACGTCTTGAAATCCTCTCTTAAATGATGCGGCTACTTCTCTCTCGTTTTCACCTAGTTTTATTTCTGCTTTTGCCAGTTTACGAGCTTCAGTTTTTGACATATTTTTATTAGCATTTAATATTTGTATTGTTATTATATCTTCAGCTTCTTTTTTTGGCATGTTTAAACGTTGAGGAATATCTATTGCTAATCTTTTTCTTGCTCTCTTATTTGCTGCCTTACGAGCTATGGTTGGCGAAACACCACGTTTCATCTGCCCCTTAACATCTCTTTCTGTTATGCCTTGCTTAACAGGTTTTTGAACAGTTTTAGTTTTAGGTTTAGAACTAGATTTTTTTTTAGGTCTAATTCTCTTCCCTACTAATTTTCTAATCATAACATGCGGCTACAATAGAGTTACCATCGTTACCGGAAACAACCTTGCCACCACGCTTACGTTTGTAAACTTGACCGCCACCCATCTTTTTCTTTACAGGTTTCTTAGACTGAGCTTTTGCTGAGTATTCTGCGGGAACACGGGTGCGATCTTCGCCCATTGCTTTACTAACTCCACCGCCTTTAGACATCTTACCTACACCATCAGCAGCATAGAACGGAACTTTCTTACCATTCTTTTCTACCATCTTTAGTGAACCGCCACCAGCCATTTTCTTTTTCATGTAACCGCCTCCTTTTTTAGGCATTGCCTTACGCCTACCTGCATTCATGTTTGCTTTTTTAATTTGATTAGGAGTAGGATTAAATCCTTCTACAATCTCCCCTGTTTGCATAAAGTGTCCAGCAGGGTCTTTAATTTTACCTCTATTTTTTTCAGCAGTAGCTCGTCTAGTTTTAGCAGCAGAACTTCTTGCTTTATCTGTAGCAGCTTCATCTGCGGTTCTCATCTTGTCAAGCTTTGCTTGAGCAGCATCTCGCTGTCTTTTAGTTTTAGACTTGTCTCGTATAATGGTTTGAAGTCTAGCTTTCTCTTTACCAGCTTCAGGACTGCTTTTACTACCACCACCAACAGTCCCACGAACCATCCGATCACCACGGGATTCTACTTTACCAGCACCGCCCTTATTAACAAAGTCTGCTGCATCGTCTTCAACTCTTGTAGAAACATTTTGATTCTGTGGAGCAGGAGCAGAACCTTTTTGAAACTTGCCACGACCACGACCCTTTTCATCATCAATAGGTTTTGATGTTGGTTTTTTATTGCTTTTCTGTGGTATATTACCGCCCGGTGTACCAGATTGTTTGGATGGCGATTTTCCCCTACCCTTTAATCTTCTAGTAACTTCTTTTGGATTTAGAATTTTACTTGCAAACCTTGCCATTTATATTCTCCTTATGATCCTGCTTGAGTAATTGTATTAGGACCGCCAGCAGGAGAAGCTGCAACTTCCATGTCGTCCTGTCTAGTTCTGCGAGCCTGATTACGAAGGGTTTGAATTGAGTTTTGATATTCTGTTTGCCATACCTGAAGAGTTTCCCAATCCTTCATGTACATGGTAGCTTCTATCAGGCAACCATAAAATAAGGCATCGTAACAGTATTCACTGAAGTAGTTACTGGTTGTAACACTTGTGCCTGTTGCCGATGCCAATGCAAGCGGTTGTGATGCCGTCTGTATTTCAACAGTGGTTGCTGAAACTGGTGTGGGTACTATCTTAATGCTTGAGTTAGTACGCCGTGAATAATATCTGGGGATGCCTGTGGATGCACTTACAGGCCAGTAATCATTTGCATACTCAACAGTTCGTTGCAGCAAATTAGTTACAGTTGTTCCTGTACTTACAGTATAGTTTACGTTACGAACAATACGTACACGATCATTCAGCGGAACGGCACCTGCATTCCCTGATGAAACTGAAACGGTTGTAAATTCATCCAAACCAATATCATCAATATCTTTTGTGATACGAAGTTCTGCTTTGGTAATGAAAAAGGGAATTTGCGTTGCAAACTCCGTTGAGTCGTTCTCAGTCGTATTAATTAAATCTGATTTTAAATATGCGTAGTCAGGCATGACTAGCCAAGCATAGCAGTTAGAACGCAACCATCAGTGGGACCAGAAATACTGACCACACCGTAAACTGCAACACCCATGTCTCCGATATAAATATCCGAAGCTTCGTTGGCTGCTACCTGAAACTTAATAGCTGTACCTTCAGCAGTCTTATTTGTAATCTGACGTTGACCTTTAATTGAATAAGAACCAGCCGCTGTTGCCAATGCATGAATAGCTACAATGCGTGTCGTGCTTGGAATATTACTATCAGCAGTACCGTTGCTTCCAACAGTTGTGTCAGTATCTACATATTTAAGAACAGCATCTCCAGTTGCTATTGCAACTTTAATATTTGAAGCCATAATCTCTCCTTTAGGTAAAGTAGCAGGAGAGTGGCATTACACCACTCCCCCACACTTTATTAACCGGCACTACCGAAGTAGCCACGCCAATCCGAAACACCGAAGCTATAACGCTCCCGTGCCTTGAACCGAAGATTACCCGTATCAAAGTCCGGCTCCATCTTCGTCTGAAGCGGCGAACGGACGAACATCTTCGCACCATTCGGAACATCAGTCTTGATGAAGTAGGAATCAACGTCGGTGAAACGACGATTGATAAAGTAACCTTCAGGAATCATACCCATGTGACGGGTGGCATTGATGGCGTTCGTATTCGGGTTAGCACCGGCAGCACTCGTCTGAGTGTTACCCGGCGATGAAAGAATACGATCCGCAATCGCCCACGAATCAACAGGGACATGCAGAGAAACAGCACTGGCACCAATCAGAATACCACGATCATCTTTGATCTTCTGAATGCTGGTAAGTGCAGTTTCAAGAGTTGCTTCCGTAAGGTCAGCAGCCGCCAGAAGGTTGGACTGATTACCATCGGAAATAGTCGGATGAGCAGCCGAGAAGAACGCAGCACCATCACCAATGGTATCAGTGAAACCATTCGTGAAAATGTTAGCGGCTTTTACCTGCTTGGTGTTTGCCATCGCACGGGCAAGACCTCTGGCACGAAGCTTCGCAAACGTGTCATACAGGTTATCTTCCATAGCTTCTTCAGTGACAGCAAAGGCAAGCGCAACGGTTTCCGCAGTATAACGGGCCGTGTAGCTTTCCTGTGCATCGTCATAAGAAACCGCAGCACCCTCGCCTTTGGTCGGCGCAGTGCCAAAGCCAGTGAAGAGGACTTCTTC